GGAACAGGGCATGTTCTACTCCGGGATGGACGGCGAGCTCTATCACGCGGACGAAGACGACGAGGATGAGGCCAAAGATAAAGACGAGGCTGAAGAATCGGAAGCGGAGGACGCCGAGATGGAAATGCGCCGGAGACGCATCGAACGGCTGAAGGAAATGCGGAACCGGGCCAAGGCCAGTCTGGAAAAGGACGAGGATGAAGCGGACTCTGACGAAAATGAGGAGGAAGACGAAAAAGCTTCCGATGATTCTGACAAAGAGGAAGACAGCGACGAGGATGAAGATGAGGAGGAAAAGGTCAAGCATGCCGATTCCGATGATTCTGACGGAGACGAGACTGTCGGCAACATTCTGAACACCCTGACAGACGAACAGAAGGCGGTCGTCATGATGATGCTGCACAGCGCCACAGAGGCGGCCCAAAAGAATGATGACCAGACCGACGAGGAAGACACAGACGAAGCGTCCGAAGAGGACGAAGAAGAGGATGTCAGTCACGCGGACGACGATGGCGAGACCGTTGGCGACATTCTGAACACCCTAAATGACAAACAGAAAGTGGTCGTGATGGCGATTCTGGAGAATGCGCTGAAAGCGGCCAAAGAAGAAAAGTCCGAAAAGGACGATGAAGATAGCGAAGATAATGAGGAGGAAACCAAAATGAAGCACAATGCTTTTGATAGCGAGACCCAGGAAGCGAACGTTCTTTCCCACAGCGATGAGATGAAGATTCTGGCCATGGCCAAGGATTCTTCCATCGGTACCCTGAAGGGCGCCATGACCGCCTTCTGCAATGATGAGTCCCTGGCCCATGGCTTTGATACCCAGAGCCTGAGCATCATGTTCCCTGAATATCAGGACATCAACAAGGGCGCGCCCGAGATGCTCACCACCGACCAGGGCTGGATCACCAAGGTTCTGGACAAGGTGCATAAGATCCCCATGACCAAGGTTCGTGTCCGTTTCTCTGACATCCGGGATATCGAGAATCTGCGGGCCAAGGGCTACAAGAAGGGCACGCAGAAGGCGCTGGAAGGCGACATTGCTGCGCTGTACCGTGTGGCTGACGCGCAGACCGTGTATGTCCGCAGTGACCTGAACCGGGACGACATTATCGATATCGTAGACTTCGACTATGTGGCCTACATGTACGGCGTCGACAAGATGCTGCTGAATGAAGAGCTGGCCACCGCGATTATGCTGGGTGACGGCCGTGCTCCTGGCGACCAGTACAAGATCAAGGAAGACCGGATCATCCCGATCTGGACGGATACCGAGCTGTTCACCGTGCATAAGCTGATTGACCTGGCGGCCGCGAAGGCTGAGCTGCAGGGCAGCAACACCAATATGTACTTCGGTGATAACTTTGTGTACGCGGAAGCGTTCATCGAAGGCGTCATGAACGGCCGCGTGGAAGCCAAGAATGTTGGTAATGCCGACCTGTTCATTGCACCCAAGGCCCTGAACAAGATGATGCTGGCCCGCGACCGGAACGGCCGTCGGATCTACAACACCCTGGAGGAGCTGCGCAGCGCGATGAACGTCCGTGAGATCATCACCGCGGAGCAGTTCGAAGGCAAGACCCGCACCGTCACCGTCGAAGGCGAGTCCCAGACCCGTGAGCTGCTGGGCATCCTGACCAAGCTGGAGAACTATGACCTTGGCGCCAACAAGGGCGGCGAGATCACCCACTTCACCGACTTTGACCTGGACTTCAACAA